GCTGCAGGGATTGCAGTTGAAGGGCCAAGAGCAGATGGCCGCCAATGCCGCCAAGCTGCGGGAGATCGCGCTCAAGGCCGAGGCTGATGCGAGGGAAGCCGAACGGGAGGCGCAGGAATTTGCGCTGCAGAGCGCCGACCGGGCCGCCGACCGGGCATCTGAGGAGCGCCGCGAGCAGATGCGGCTTCACGGCGAGATTGCCAAGCAGGGCATCGACCATGCTCATGATGAACGGCAGCAGGTCTCCGACCAGATGCACGAGATCGAGCAGGGCGCGGTCGACCACGAGCGGGCGGTCGAGCAACAGCGTGGCGAGCAGCAGCATGCGTCGGAGATGCAGGAAGGTCAGCAGCAGCACGAGGCAAAGCAGGCCGCAGCCCAACCCCCGAAGGGATTACCTGGGCCGGGCGCCGGCTTGGCGCTGACGCGGCGCACGAACCCCAATCCGTTCTGATGGCGCGGCGCCAACGCAAGGTCGTCTCTCTCCGCGGAGCGGCGCTGCCGATCCCGCAGGTCGACCGCGAGGTCGTTGATGCGCTGGTGGACTTGTTGGCCGAGGCGATGGACGGGCACATCGCCGGCTTGGCGTTCGCCGTCGTCACACCGCAGGGACACACCCGATCTGGCACCGCAGGGAATGCGGAGTCGCACTCGATGGTCGCCATCACCTCTGCCCTGGCCTTCCGAACGATGAGGCGGTTCGACGATATCGCTTAGCGCCGCTCTATCTGATAGGGTGCGCCGAACTTGTTAGAGGACGAGCCGATGCGCGCGAGCGAGAAGACGCCGGCCAACATCCCGGAAAAGCATCAGAAGATGGGGCCGAGCCTCGACCCGGTTGAGCAGGCGACGCCGGATGGTGGGGAGCCGTTCCAGGGCGGCGGTCGACATGCCGATCTGCCGTTCGACTACCGTCAGCGCCCGGCCGCAGACGCCGACTACAACGCGAACCTCGCCCGCAACGCGCGGCAGGACCGCGAGGCCATCGGGCAGATGCACGGCAAGGACGACGGCACGCCGTGGGTCGGCAAGGGCCGTAACGCCCGATGAGCACGCTGCGCCAACGGGTTCTATTCAATCGGGTCGTTTATCCGCTTTGGGGGCCGCTGGCGCTTTCGCTGAAAGTCCGCCTCTACGGTCATCGGTACGACGGCGACAGTTGGACATCGCGGTTGTGGAAGAAGACCCCAATGGGTCGCCGCGGTATGGCAAAGCGCGAACAGAGACGGCGCGAAAGTGCGGCTCGCGCTGAAGTCCGCGTCGCGCGAGGCCTACCATATCGCCCCTACTCGGAAGGATGAGAGTTATGGACCACCGGTCACTGCGGCACCAAGCCGAGGCGGATCATAAAGAGCGCATCCACCGGCACGCCGGCGGGGCGGCTGACGCCCGCGAGGACCGCCTGATGGCGCAGAAGGTCGCCACCAAGGCGATCGGAGAACATGACAAGCAATTGCATGGGGGCGCCCATACTCGACTGAAGTTCGCGGACGGCGGCAGAGCCGAGGGCGGCAAAGTCGCGCGGCGGCTTGATCGCCCCGGGCCAAAGCGTCGGGACGATGGCGGTGCAACCGATGCGATGGACCGGGCCGTCAGCGCAGGACTCGCCAAGTCGCTTTCCGACCAGAAGCCAGCCGAGCGCGCCCGCGGCGGCCATGCCGGCAAGAAAGGTGCAGGCCACGTCAACGTGATCGTCGCCACCGGCTCACCGCAGGGGCAGGACCGGCCGGTTCCGGTTCCCGTGCCGGTACCTGCCGCGGGTGGGCCGCCTCGTCCACCGATGCCGCCGCCGATGGCTGGCGGGCCGCCGCCTCCGGGCGCGATGGGCCCGGGGCCCGGTGGTCCGATGATGCCGCCTCCGGGTGGCGCCGGGTTGCCGCCAGGGTTGGCTCGCCCGCCTGGGATGGGTGGGCCGCCGGGTATGCCGCCACCGGGTATGCGTGCCGACGGTGGCCGGGCCGAGGCTGCGGAGCCGCACGGCAAGGACGTCGCTGTGAAGATGACGGCTGGCGCCGAAACAGGGAGCGGCCGGCTGCAGAAGACGCGGCTCAAGATCGAGGACGCCAACGCCGCGTAACCAGCCACTCGGGTTAGCAATCCTCGGGGATTGAAAATGGCCTCCCCCTACAGCGATTGGATCGAGACTGCCGCGACGCTCAAGGGCGTAGCGGAGCGGTTCGAGGAAGACCTCCGCGCCGGTCTGAAGGCCGAACTGATGCGGCTCGCCGAGGAACGGGTTGACGCCCTCGTCGATGAGACGGTGAAAGGCTTGCAAGCGCGCGTCGACGGCATGAAAGACATGGCGATGATGCAATCCTTGATCCAGATCACCATCAAGCGGGAGAGCCGCGATGCGTCGCCCACGGAGCCGGCTCCGCGAGCCTGACGATAAGCCCGGCATGGGCGACGAGTTCTGGGCCGAGCGCAAGGCAACAGCCGAGACGCGCATGGCCGCGATCGACGAGTCGCCGGCAGAGTGGCGCGAGCTCGTAAACCAATACGGGTTATAGCCTGTGGTCGAGCTTGCGCGGTTCGGGATGACCGATGCCGGCCGGGCACGGGCAATGCTCGAACATCGACGGCGGAGGATCATCCTTTGAGCTTCGGCGGATGGCGCAGCCACTCTGATGGTCACATTGTCCCGGTCGATGATCTCCGTGATCACGACCACGACGCGACCTGCTGGTGTCGGCCTGTCGAGGATGATGACCTCTGGGTTCACAACTCGATGGACGGTCGGGAACTGTTCGAGCGCCACGAGCGGAAATTGAGTTGACAGTTGGTGGCCGCCCAATGTAGGGCATCACCTTATCTAGGCGAACGGCGGGTCAGGCATCCGCTTAAGCCGCGCTCAGGCAGCGCATCGCGGTTGGCCGATCTCTCCTGATCAGAACAGCCGCAAGGCAAGCTCGCCCTCCAGGTTTTGGGGGCGTTTGCACTTTGGCCGACCCGGTATCAGCGCAATATCAACGACCCTCGCTGCACGACGAGATCGCCAGCGTTCTCAACCGGCATTCCTGCGAAAACGTGTCTGACACGCCGGACTTCATTCTGGCGCAGTACCTCCTCGGGTGCCTCGAAGCGTTCGATCGAGCGGTCATTGCGCGGGAAGACTGGTACGGCGTGAAGCGCGGGTTGCCGGCAAGTCCGGAGCCGGCTCCGGAAACCCCGGCTGAGAAAGCGCCGCCGTTCTACACGCCAGCACGACCGGCCATCGGCGAGAGTGACCCGGACAAGTGGCCGGAGTTTCCCGGTCAGAACCTCAATTACCGTGGTGAAGAGGATGACGCGGTGCACACCGGCGGACCGCGATGAACGAGATATTGAGGCCAGATTGCGTCGATTCTCTTGGCAAGCTTAATGAATGGCTCGATGAATGTGGGATGCTGCAGCGGGATTGTGTGGATGCAGAAATCGGGACAACTGTCTGCTCAAATGCGCAGATATGGAAATTTGATAGGGAATTCCCTTCCGCTGATCGCTGCGCGGCAAATGCGGCACATCGTGCGCTGATCGATCGAGCCTCCGGTCTTTTGTGGGGATATTTGACGGGAATCGAGACTGGCCAGCGTCTTGTGTGGCGTATCCGACCAGAGGTCTCCGAAAGTTCGGTCAGAAATAGACGTGTGGTTCAATTTTATGCCCGGTTCTGGCTGGAGCCGCAAGCATGACCGCGCGCCCCGATCCTGTTCGCCGGTCGATCATCATCGACAACCTGCCGAAGCCGATCCCGACAACGGACCAGCGCGCCACCCTGCACCGCGAGCTCGATGCCGCGCTCGACGCGATTGCCGCCGCCGACGGTAAGCCGGTCGAACCCGAGGGGCCGGGCCGCATCGCCGACATGGACGAGGGCGAGCCGTGATCACCATCGGTGGCCCGAACTGGCTCGAGGAGGAACTCGGCAAGCGCGTCGCCAAAGAGCGTTCCGAGAAGGCCGAGAGCCTGCTGACCGGGCTCTGTGGGGACTTTGCCGATTACCGCTACGCCGTGGGCTTCGCCGACGGGATGCAGCGGGTGATCGAGATCGCCGAGGACATCAGGAAAGAGCAGGAGCGGGGATGAGCGAGGAACTGGTGCTGCCGAACGACAACAAACTGGTCGGCCTTGATGGACAGCCGATCAGCGGTGGCCTCGCAAAGGTGCCGACCTTCTCCGAGGAAGACGATTGCCGGCAGGACATCATGCGCCGGCTCGGCGACCTCGACGACATCGAGTTGTTCTTCAACGATGTGCTGGTCGCAAAATACATCCGCGAGATGGCGAGCGAGAACATCATAGCCTCGGCCGTGACGCAGCTCGAGGACAACTGGCAGGGCGTCGTCGGCCTCGTGCTCAAGGTGGGGCCGCGCGCTTATGTCGACGACGGCACCAACAAGTTCTACGGCCTTTCGGTTCGCCCCGGAGACTGGGTGCTCTACCGGAACTCAGACGGCTGGGACAAGGACATCCAGTGCGTCGGCGAGTACACGGCGGTCCGGTGCCGCATCATCCAGGACGCGCACATCCGGGGCCGGGTGAAGTACCCCGGCCGGCTGCAGTAGAAAGGGAAGCAAGCAATGTCCGACGCAGCGCGCGTGCCAGACCCCTCACTCGGCGGGGCAGCCGTTGACCAATCCGCGCGAGCCGCAGAGGCGCTCACGGTCGAGATCGTCCCGAGCGCCGATGATGTCGTCGAGTCGCTCCGCTCGCAGATGAAGGATCTCGACGCCAGCGTCGCCGACAAGGATGCGGCGATCGAGCGCGAACGCGAGCGCGCAGCGGCTTCCGATCGAGCCCGTGCCGCCGCGGAGCGCCGCGCTGCCGATGCGGAGAGCCGGGCGCGAGACGCGCAACAGGCAGCCGGCCGCAGCGTCGACAGCGCCCAACTCGACTCCATCAAGAACTCCCTCGCCACGCACGAGGGCCACCTGAAGAACCTCGCGGCGCAGAAAGCCACGGCTCTGGCCGAGGGGGATTTCACGAAAGCGAGCGATCTCGATGCCGACATGGCGAAGGTCGGCGGCCGCATCGCGCAACTCGAAAGCGGCGCCGCTGATCTGGAGGCGCGGGTCAAAGCACCACCGCCGGCCGATCCGGGCCGCACCACGGCAACCGACCAGGTGGATACCGGCGGGTCGGAGCGCGAGAAGTTCATCAGCACCCAGCCGCCCCGCATCCAGGACTGGCTGCGGTCGAGCAAGGGCGACCGCTATTTCACCGATCAGGCGTTCCAAGATAAGGTGGCAGCGGCGGCGTCATTTGCGCAAAAGGTCAAAGGGCTTTCGATCGACAGCCAGGCGTACATCGACTACATCGAGGAGCAGGTCGGCCTCCGGACGCCAACGGAGCCGGCTCCGACACCCACGCCCGTTCGAGACGATCGCGCGCCATCAACCCCAGGCCAGGGCCGCGAGGCTGACGCCGGGCAGCGCATGACGACCGCGCCCGCCGGTGGTGCAACCGAGGGGTCGGTCCGCCGCAACCCGAACGGCACGATCGAGGTCTACCTGACCGCCGACGAGAAGTCGCAGGCCGCTCGCATGGGCGTTTCCGAGACGGACTGGGCCAAGAGCAAGGCCGAGTTAATCCGGGAAGGCAGGATCGGGCCGGGAGCGCGATGAGGCTTTTTAAGACGAAAAATACATGGCGATGGGGCGTGATCGCCGTTGATTGGTGGTGGCCCGAGGCGGGTCTGGTGCTTTGGGTAGGCGGTGAAATTCGCTTCAAGCTGTGGGGAAAGCGTTTGCGAGGATGGCTCGCATAAAGTCGCGCCGGAGCCGGCTCCGCGCCTATCCCGCCATCGGCCAAGCTGGTCGAGCGAGCCGGGGTGGAAACTACGATGTCCGACAACACCCTCTACCAATCCGACGCGCAGGCTGTGACGCGCGATCCGCGGGCGGCGCCCCGCCAATCCGCACCGCGAGAAGCTGCCCCGCCGACAAACGGCGGCGAGCGGTTGCGCCGGCGCCGCAGCACCGTCGACCCCTTCTACGTCGACCCGCGGATCATCCCGCCGGGCTTCTCATACGAATGGAAGCGCCGCGACGTGTTCGGTCAACCGGACGAGACCCACTGGATCGAGATGCGCGAGAATCACTGGAAGCCGGTCCCGGCCTCCCGGCATCCCGAACTGGCCGGCCAGAACGCTTCGATCATCGAGCGCAAGGGCACCGTGCTGTGCGAGCGCCCGACATACCTGAGCGATGAAGCGCAGATGGAGGACCTCCAGAAGGCGCTCGCCCCGGTGCAGCACATGGAGGAGATCATGTACGGCACGAAGCCCGGCGAGCTGACGCGCGATCACCCCTCGGTGCGCAAGCTCCCCGGCGTGCGTCAGCAATGGGCGCCAGGTGAGCCGATCGAGGAAGGGCACGCCGGTCTGAGCGCGGAACCGTGAGATAAGCCGCTTGACGACAGCCAGAATTAAATAGATCATCCGCGCCCATTGCCGCTCTAAGTTAAAAGAGGGGCAACCCCGAGGTTAAGATAATTCTCGGGTTCGCTCTCGGCTCCGCCCAGGGGCATAAAGATTCGAGAGCGAGGCGAAGGCCAGCGCACGGTCGAGCCGTTTTCGCCAATCTCCTGCGCCCAAGATCGGTCAAGGGTTATAGGGCCTGCTCGGGAACTCCCGGCTATGTCCAACACCTTTGCGCCCCAGGGTTTTGATCCCAGTGGCCGGATGGATGGTGCCTCCTGGACTGCGAACCAGAGGCAGTACCTCATCGCCTACGACAACACGCACAAGCTCTATACGGGCGATGTCTGCGTCATGTTGTCGACCGGCTATATCGACACGCTGACGCCGGGAACGACCCCGCCGCTCGGCATCTTCGTCGGCTGCAGCTACATCTCGGCCTCACAGAGCCGGCTGGTGTTCTCGCCGCAGTTTCCCGGTGGCGATACGATCACCAACGGCGTTGTCCAGGCCTTCGTGGTCGACGACCCGGATACCCAGTTCATCGTCCAGACCGGATGGGCGGCCGGCGTGCCAGCCCCCGCGACCCAGGCGATGGTCGGCATGAACGCCCAGTGGGCCAACGGCACCGGTTCGGCGCTCAGTGGCAGGTCGGGTGCTTACATCGACCTCAACGCCACACCGGCGGTGACCTCCACCTTCGCTTTCCGCATCCTCAGCCTCGTTACCGATCCCCCCGGGTCGAACGGGACCGACACAGCCTCGGCCTACAACTTGGTCAAGGTGATGTGGAACAACGAGTTCTATCGCCAGTTGACGGGGATCTGAGCCATGCCAGTCGCACTCACCCAGATCCGCGATATGCTGTATCCCGGCCTTCGCGCGATCACCGGGAAATATCAGCAGATTCCCCGGCAATACGACAAGATTTTCCAATACATCAAGTCAGAGCAGGCGGTCGAGCGGACGGCAGAAAACCGCTATCTGCCGCTGGCCCGCCTCAAGACCGAGGGCGGCACCTCGTTCTTCGACAACCGCGCCGGCGAGCGGTTCGTCTGGAACCAGTCGCACCTCGAGATCAGCCTCGGCTACGCCATCACCCGCCCGGCGATCGACGACAACCTCTACAAGACGCAGTTCAACCCCTCGAACCTCGGCCTGCAGGAATCCTTCAACCAGACGAAGGAAATCTACGGGTCGAGCGTCTTCAACCTCGGCAACGTCGTCAACACCGCGGTCGGCGGCGACGGCCAGGCGCTGTTCTCCACCGCTCACCCGGTCGACGGCGGCTCCTACGCCAACGCCCCCAGCACCAACGTCGATCTCTCGGAGACCAGCCTGCTCGCGGCGATGATCTCGATCCGCCGCCAGTTCGTCGACCAGGCCGCGCTGAAGCACTATGCGCGCGCCAAGATGCTGCTGATCCCGCCCGAGCTCGAACCGGTCGCGATCCGCCTGCTGGAAACCCCGCTCCGCCCCGGCACCGGCGACAACGACGTCAACGCCATCCGCTCCACCACCGGCGGCCTCAAGGAAGGGTACTTCGTCAACGACTTCCTCACCTCGCAGTACGCGTGGTTCCTGCTGACGAATATCCCGGGGTTGG